TATCTCAAACACTTTCGTGATGTATATGCATCAGGAAGCATCATGTATACATACAACATGGCATGGGAATGTGTGAGAGAAACATCAAGCTTTGAGAAAGCTTTGGTGATGGCAGTGAACAAAGGCTATGACGCTGACACTGTTGGTGCAGTGACAGGCATGTTGGCAGGGCGTAAGTATGGCTTGAAAGGTATACCCACTAGATGGCTTGACAAGCTAGTGAAGAAGGATGAGTTGATTGATATGGCTGAAAAACTTTATGCACTAGGAGGTGATGATGGAAAAGAATGATATGGAAGCAGCGTTCCCCGATCAATACAAAGATGGCATGACCTTGCGTGACTACTTTGCGGCTAAAGCTATGCAGGGGATGCTTGCGGCCTGTACAGGATGGTCAGACGCAGACCAAGATCGCTTGGCTAGTACCAGCTACAGAATGGCAGACGAGATGATGAAGGCAAGAGAGCAATGACACTGCCTCGCTATGTAACATTAGCCAAAGCTGCCGAAGGCATAACCAAGTATCGCTACAACCCACCACAGGATGCAGTGGATGCAGGGGTGGTGGCTAGGCGTGTGCTTGGCACTGACAAATCTAAAGCCTTTGCTTTAGCTGAAGAGCTGAACGCACAGCTAGACAACTGGCGTAAAGAACTTAGATATCTTAAAGATATATCAGAGGATACGAAAGTTGTTGACTTAATCAAGGCGTATAAGAACAACATCACTTATACAAAGCTGAGTGTGAAGTCACAACGTGACTACCTCTACTATCTACAGGGATGGCAGGACAGCAAAGCTAACGGCATACCTCTATATCAATGCAAGCTTGGTAGCTTAGTTACACCGCATTGTCAGAAGATATATGAACAGCATGCTGAACATAGTGTTAGCCTAGCTAACCACACCTTAGCTGTCTATCGCTTGCTATTTAATTTTGCTATTCGTCATGGCTACATCACACACAATCCCTTTAGCAAGGTGCTTAGAAGGGCAGACAAGCCACGAAGAACTGTGTGGACAAGGGAAGATGTCAGAGCATTCATGAACACTGCCTACAGCACATTCAAATGGCGTAATGTAGGACTCATTGTTCAGATGGCCTATGAATATGGACAGCGTATGGGTGATATGCGTAAGCTTAGATGGGATCAGGTAGACTTAGAGAAGGGTGTGTTGCATCTAGAGCAGAGCAAGCGCAGGTCTAGAGTGTCTATACCAACAAGCACTGGGCTTCTCACCATGTTGAAGCAACAGCATGCTGAGTTTGGGTGGCAGCAATACATTGCACCATCCAATAATCCTGATAGGAAGGGTGGGCTATTGCCTTACAGTTTATTCAATCTGTCTAGGGTGGCTAAGCAAATTGTGGCTGAGGCTAACATCCCCAGTGATCTAGTATTGCAAGACCTACGAAGGACAGCAATAACAGAAATGGTGGAGGCTGGTGTACCCATCACCAACATCATGTCAGTGTCAGGTCATGCTACACCGCAGAGCCTAACACCATACATCAAGAACACTTTGCGTAGTGCAACAGTGACACAGGAAATGAGAGGACTAGTATGACATTGAGTCAGATTGAACAAGAGGCAATTGTTGTTAAACAACTTGAATGGTTAATTAAATATGAACTTAAGCATGATGCTGAACATCAAGACTGGGAACTTATTAATGCATTAGTAAGAGTTCTTAAAGAATTTCAACCACTAGAATTTGTGGAGGAAAAGTCATGAGTGCTTGGCTAATTGCAATTGTAGGTGTGGTGTATACAGTGGTGGCAGTGGATCTGCTACTGAAAGGAAACATTGGATTAGGCATAGCTTTCATTGGTTATGCACTGGGTAATGTTGGTTTATATTTGGAGGCTGCAAAATGAATAGGGAAGAACACATGACTGATTGGACACCAGAAGAAGACGAAGCCTTTAATGCTGTGGAACGGAACAGCAATCTTGGCAAACAAATACTTAGAGAAATGGGACAGCCCTACCATTGGGAAGCAGATGCCATCAAAGCCGCTGTGCTGATTGAGCGTGAGGCGTGTGCAAGGTTATGTGATGAGCATTTTCATCATGTTATGGGCAGCCACATCCGAGCAAGGGGACAAGCATGAAGATACACGAACTAGAAAACCTCATCATGGCTGCTTGGATAACTAAAGAGGACATCGACTCCATCCTATGGGTGGTGATGGATAGAGAAAAGAATCCAACAGAGGATGAGCTAGCCAATTTATTAATTGGACTACATGCCCTTCACGATGCTAGAATGGCTAAGCTGTTTAACGCATACGAGCAAGTGCTCAAGACCAACAAAATAGTCTACAAAGGTTATGACATTTTTAAAAACTCACCTACCTTGTGAGACATGTGGTAGTAGTGATGGCTTGTCCATCAACGAAGACATGTCCACCAAATGTTTTGTATGTAATACATACATCCCTTCCACCAACAATGAAAGACTAGAAGTGATTGACATTGATAGTGATAACAAAGACACAAGTAGCTTCATTAAAAGTTACAACGAAGGACACAGTGTTAGTGTATCTGACAGACGCATTAACAAAGCCACAATGGAACGCTATGGTGTTGTTCGTAATGATGGACACTACTACTTCCCCTACTATGACAGCAACACACAACTGGTGGCAGCTAAGCGTAGGGAAGTGAAGGACAAGAAGTTCACCACTGTTGGTGGATGGAGCAAAGGAACACTGTTTGGACAGAACCTATACCCATCCAATGGCAAATACTTAACCATCACTGAAGGTGAGTTTGATGCACTGGCTGCTTACCAATTGACAGGCAGTAAATATCCAGTGGTATCTATTCGCACAGGCGCAGGTAGTGCATTGAAAGATGCTAAAGCAAACTACGAATACATCAACAGCTTTGAAAACATTGTGCTTTGCTTTGATGGTGATGAGGCAGGGCAGAAGGCAGCTAAGGAAGTTGCTGAATTGTTTGGTAGCAAGTGCAAAATATTTAAACCAGATCCTACATATAAGGATGCATGTGAGTGGCTTGCTGATAGCAAAGAGTCTGCATTCATTGCCCGTTGGTGGGCAGCAGAGCCTTTCGTTCCTGATGGTATTGTCAGTGGTGTAGGGTTATGGGAGCTTGTGTCTACACCGATGGAAGCAGCAGACTGTTTCTATCCTTGGAAGGGACTCAACGATATCACCTATGGCATCAGAGCAGGTGAGCTTGTTACATTCACAGCAGGTAGTGGCTTAGGTAAGAGCCAAACTCTACGAGAAATAGTGTGGCACTTGTTACAGAACAGCAATGACAACATTGGCTTGATGTTTCTTGAAGAGAGTGTGAGAAAGACTAGCCTATCCATGATGAGTCTTGCTGCTGATACACCACTACATCTACCAACATCTGTGGTGTCTGATGCTATACGCAGGGACGCATTTGAAAAGACATTAGGCACTGGGCGCTTGTACTTTTTTGATCACTTTGGTAGCACAGCCATTGAAAACATTGTCAATCGTGTGAAGTATATGGCTAAAGGGCTTGGATGTAAGTATGTCTTCTTAGACCACTTAAGCATCATCGTATCCAGTCAGGACAATGGCGATGAGCGCAAGGCCATTGATGAAATTATGACCAAGCTTCGCATGCTTGTACAAGAAACAAACATTGCTCTCATCATTGTTAGCCACCTCAAGCGTCCCTCAGATAAGGGACATGAGGAAGGCGCAACCACTAGCTTAGCTCAGCTTAGAGGCAGTGCCGCCATTGCACAGCTTAGTGACATGGTGATATCGCTAGAGAGGAATGGACAGCACGATGATCCCATTGAACGTAACACCACTAAGGTGAGAGTGTTGAAGAATCGTTTTGCAGGACAAACTGGTCCAGCTTGCAGCTTGCTTTATAACAAAGACACTGGCAGAATGTTTGAGATTGATGACACAATGGAAGGACTTATGCTATGAAGAAGTGGGATGGATTTGATAGTGCCATCATAGGCACAGCCAATCTTTGGATTGGTAATGAACGTGTTGATGTGTTGGTATATGATTGTGAGAAGATGGTTGAACAATTGATGATCAGAGATGGTATGTCTTCTAATGATGCCATTGAATACATCAACTTCAACATTGAGAATGCATACATAGGAAAGGACACACCTGTAGTGGTGTGGAATTGGGGGGACTGGGATGAGTAATGATGGAAAGGGACATGCTCAGCGTACCAGATCAATAGCTGATGAGGAATGGGCTACTAGATGGAATGCCATCTTTGGTAGAGATTCAGTAGAAGATTACAAACAGTCGGTAGATGTTGACAACCTCCGACAAAATGATAAGGACAAGGACGATGATCTTCTTAGACATAGAGACAAACCTGAAACATGACACCATATGGTTGTGTGTTACTAAGCACAACACTACTGGAGAGGTGAGGCACTGGCGGGAAGCCGACAGCTTGCAACAATACTTAGATGGTGAGCAAGTGGTGGGCCATAACATCATTGGATTTGATGCACCAGTGCTTAAGAAGGTATGGGGTGTAGTCATTCCTAACAACATGTTAGTAGATACTCTTGTTATGTCACGCCTGTACAAGCCCGACATTGATATTGTCGTGCCTGTATCGGGCAAAGCCCCTACTCCTCACAGTCTTGAGGCATGGGGCTACCGCTTAGGCAGCTACAAGATTGGCTTCACTGACTTCGACAGTGGATGGACACAAGAGATGGCTACCTACTGTGAGCAGGATGTGTTGCTGCTTGAGAAACTATATAACCACCTATCTACAGTGATGGTGAAGGAAGGGTTTTCACTACAAAGCATTCAGCTTGAGCATGAGGTTGCCATCATCTGTAGAGGAATGGAAAACAATGGCTTCATGTTAGACATTGAGAAAGCTATGGTGCTTAATGCAACATTGAGTGGACGTATGTCTGACATTGAAGAAGAAATGCAGAAGGTGTTTCCCCCTATTGTGGAACAGCGTGTGTCTGAGAAGACAGGCAAGCAGCTCAAGGACAAAGTAACCATATTCAATCCCGGAAGTAGACAGCAAATTGGTGATAGGCTTATCCACCTTGGATGGAAGCCAAATAAAATGACCCCAACGGGTCAACCTATAGTGGATGAGGACACTTTGAAGGGTGTTGTGTTCCCAGAGGGTCAAATAATTGCTGAGTATTTGATGATACAAAAGCGTGTAGCTCAGATAAGTAGTTGGTTAGAACTAGTGGGTGATGATGGTAGGGTGCATGGTAGAGTTACTACCAATGGTGCTGTCACTGGCAGAGCTACACACAGTAGCCCTAACATGGCACAGATACCTGCAGTGGGTAACCCCTATGGAGCAGAGTGTAGGGAGGTGTGGACAGTGCCTAAAGGCTACAAGCAAGTGGGTGTTGATCTATCAGGCATTGAGCTTCGCTGCTTAGGCCACTACCTGAATGACCAAGAGTGGATGGATGAGCTGCTTAAGGGTGATATCCATTGGTTTAATGCACAGAGTTTTGGCTTGGTGGAGAAGGGTACTATCAAGGACGATAACAATCCCGAACATAAGAAGGCTAGAAATACCACAAAAACTCTGACATATGGAGTGCTCTACGGAGCAGGAGCAGTCAAAGCTGGAAGTATTGTTGGTGGAAATAGCAGCAAAGGTAAGAAACTAATTGATAGTTTTATTAACAATACGCCCGGACTTTCTGCATTGAAGAAGAAGATATCTAGGCTGATGGCTAAGGGACATTTACCTGCACTGGATGGACGCAGAGTGTGGGTCAGATCTGAGCATGCTGCATTGAATACATTGTTGCAAAGTGCAGGTGCTATAATAGCAAAACAATGGCTTATTGAAGCAACAAATCTATTGCAAGAAAATAGAATAGATGCTAAACTGTTAGCGTTTGTTCATGATGAAACACAATGGGAAGTAAGAGAAGATCAGGCAGGGGAAGCAGTTAAGCTCATCGAGCAAGCTGCAACTAAAGCAGGAGAAGCTCTTAAGTTTCGTTGCCCAGTAGATGCCGAAGGAAAGATTGGCAACAACTGGCGTGAATGTCACTGACGTTACTAGTGAGTTTTTATATTGGAGAAAATTATGACTGAAGAAAAGAAAGCCATCAAGATTAAAGCTGATGTGTTCTGGTGTCAACACAATAAAGTGAATGACATGTCTGGTAAGTTTCAGTTGAACTTGTGCAACCTGTCTGACGCTGCTGTTGAAGCATTGGAAGATATGGGAATCAGTGTTCAAACTGGAGAAGACAAGAAGGCTGACATGGGCAAGTACATCACTTGCAAATCAGAGAAAGCCATTCGTGTTTTTGATACAGACAACGATGAAATTACTGAAGCCATTGGCAATGGTAGCAAGGGTAAGGCGTTGGTATCTACATATTCTTGGACTTACAAGAATAAAAAAGGTATTAGCCCTTCATTAAAGAAACTGGTCATTACAGACTTGGTAGAGTATTCCGCTGCTAGCGGTATTGATGCAAACGATGAGGACGTATTATGAATTTGAATATCACATTGACATTGGACCAATTGAATTTGGTATTAGCAGCGCTTGCTAAGCTTCCTTTTGAAGCTGTTACAGACACCATTGCTGTTATCCGACAGCAGGGATCTGAACAACTACAAGCAGCAGAAGCAGCAGCCGCTGATACAGTACCAGTGGTGGTTGAAGAAGTTGCTTAATGAAAGCAATCTTTGATGCGGATATATTCGCATACAGAGCAGCATCTGCATGTGAGGAAGAAGACGAAGCAACGGCACAGCGAACACTGGATCGTTTAATTGTTGATGTCCTCATGTGTGGTGTTGATAACATCTATCCCAAATGCTTCGTGGATAGTTGGAGCATGCACCTCACAGGTAAGAACAACTTCCGATATGAGATAGCCACCACTGTTCCTTACAAAGGAAACAGAGTGGACAAGCCTAAGCCAAAGCATCTAGCTTTCCTTAGAAGTTATCTTGTTAAGGAGTGGGGAGCTTCTATCTCTGAGGGTGAGGAAGCAGATGACACAGTGGCTATAGAGGCTACAAAGCTTGGTGACAACTGTGTTATTGTTTCTTTAGATAAAGACTTAGATCAGGTATGTGGATGGCATTACAACTTTGTAAAGCATAGTGGTTATTACATTACACCAGAGCAGGGCTTGGTTAAGTTGTATACACAGATGCTAACAGGTGATGCTGCTGATAACATCAAAGGATTGTTTCGTGTTGGTCCAGTGAAAGCAGCCAAGATAATTGGGGACACAACAGATGAACTTGAGCTATACAACAAAGTGTTGGAAGCTTATGAAGGCGATGCTGAGCGTGTGTTAGAGAATGCTCAGCTTCTTTTCTTACGAAGATATGAAGGACAGATATGGACTCCTCCACAAGCTTAAAGCCAAATGACATTGCACTAATCTTACGCCCTACTATTGTGGATGGTATATATCAAAACAACTTTCAGGTATTAGTCAGTGGCTTTGGTCCAATCACTATCAGTGAAGATGATGTAAACAATTTGATTGGTATGGCTACGATATTAGCATCAGTAATTCCACACATGGAAGAAGACGATAAACTAGCTAACAAACTTGTTGAGTATTGCGGTAAGATGTTTGCTGATGTTGGAGATATTTCATATAACTCAGATCATGATAGCTTTGATGATGGCAGCTTTACTATTAATACCAAGACAATTGGGGGCATACAATGAATATAGATGATACGTTGGAACAGAGAGGCACTAGATATGGCAACTACAAAGAAGATGTATCAAGGGTTTCTCAAGCATTAAAAGACACACTTAGGTCAGGCTCTGAATGGAATTCTATGGATGACGATATGAAGGAAAGCTTTGATCTAATCTGTAACAAGATGTCTCGCATTGTTAATGGAGATCCGTGGTATCATGACTCATGGTATGACATCATTGGCTATGCTCGGCTAGTGGAAGAACGACTGGAAAAATTATGATATCTATTGACATTCAATTAAAGGTTTTCTTTAGACCTGAAGACCTACCCAATGTCTATCTAAATGAAGAAGTGCTGAGTGAAGCCATCACTGAAAACTTAACTGCTTCGTTGGAGAGAATGGATGCAGAAGATGTAATCTTTTGTTTCGTAGATATTGAAGGACTAGAATGAAAGTCAATTCTGTAACAATTAGAGAAGTAACTAACGGCTATGTTATTGAACATGTTTGTGAATCAGAGTATGATGAATTTATTTGTGAGTTTGTCACTCTAGATATTGACGAAGCTGTTGCAATAGTTAGAGATTTATTTATGCATTACGATGCTGCTGACATGTCTCATTTAGTAGATACAGCAATTGGTAGATAAGAAAAGAAACGGTGGCGAGTGGACTGACTCTAGGTTCAGGAGCTTTGTCACCTCTGCTCTTCGTGCTGCGTCTAGACGTTGGCCTCCTAAATTCAAAGCTTTGAAAGAAGCTTTTGTTGGCAGGAAGACTAACAAGAAGACGGGCAAGCTGGCTATGCATTACAAATGTGCAAAGTGTAAGAAGCATTTTGTTGCTGCTGATGTGCAGGTAGATCATATACTACCAGTAGTATCACCAACAGAAGGCTTTGTTAGTTGGGACTTGTTCATTGATCGTATCTTTTGTGAGATAGAAAATCTACAAGTGTTATGCAAACCCTGTCACAAAATAAAGACAGAGCAAGAGAAAGAAAAAAGGAAAAAGAAATGAATGTTGAACTGGTAAAAGAACATGAAGATGGTAGTGCAACCTACCTATTTGATTTGACAGCGGAAGAGAAAACAATATTATTAAACTTTGCCATAATTACAGCACTAAAGAATTCCATTACTGAGGGTGAAAAATATAGTGATGACCTTGATATAGACTGAGGTATAACTACCTTTCCTTTAGGAGCTTCGGCTCCTTTTTTTTACCGCCTGTTAGGAATATTTATGACAAAGTTTAAGGTCAACATTGACCTGTCTAGGGATAGTTTGTTTGATGAATTAGGTATCCAGAGACTCCGAGAAAGTTATATGAAAGAGGAAGAAGTTAGTCCTCAAGAAAGATTTGCTTATGTATCAGAATCATTTGCTTCAAACCAAGAACATGCTCAAAGACTATATGACTACAGCAGCAAGCACTGGCTTAGTTACTCTACGCCTATTTTATCTTTTGGTCGCTCTAAGCGTGGACTCCCTATTAGCTGCTTCCTTAATTATATGGATGACAGTGCAGAAGGATTGGTTGATAACCTATCAGAAACTAACTGGTTATCCATGTATGGTGGTGGTGTCGGTGTGCATGTGGGTATCCGCAATAGTGATGACAAGTCTACTGGTGTTATGCCCCACCTTAAGATCTACGATGCTAGCTCATTGGCCTACCGTCAAGGACGTACAAGACGGGGCAGCTATGCTGCCTATCTAGACATTCACCACCCAGACATCATCCAGTTCTTGGAGATGCGTAAGCCTACTGGTGATCAGAATGTACGCACATTAAATCTGCATCATGGCATCAACATCACTGATGAATTTATGACCATCATTGAGAATTCCATGAAAGATCCAGACTTTGATGATAGTTTTTCATTAAGAAACCCAGCTACTAAAGAGGTTGTTGAGACAGTGTCTGCTAAGTATTTGTGGCAGAAAATACTGGACCTTCGTATGCAAACTGGTGAGCCATACTTAGTCTTCATTGATACAGCTAATAAGGCTTTGCCTGTATGGTTGAAAGATAAGGGATTAAAAATTAATGGTAGCAATTTGTGTACAGAAATCTTCTTGCCAACAAATGAAAAGCGAACAGCAGTTTGTTGTCTGTCTTCTCTCAACTTAGAATACTATGATGAGTGGAAGAATGATAACCAGTTCATTCTAGATGTTATGGAAATGCTAGATAATGTGTTGCAATATTTTATTGATAAAGCACCACCAACAATTGCTAGAGCTAAATACAGTGCATTAATGGAACGTAGCATTGGCGTAGGTGCGCTAGGCTTCCATGCTTTTTTACAAAAGAAAGGTATAGCTATCGATGGAGTGATGGCTAAAAGTTATAACAATGAAATATTTAAGCATATACATGCTTCGTGTTTACGGGCTGATGCTGTCTTGGATAGGCAGCGTGGGAGTTGCATCGATGCTGGTCACCATAATGTTAGTAGAAGGTTTAGTCATCACACTGCTATTGCTCCTAATGCCAGTAGCAGCCTTATCATGGGCAATACTAGCCCTTCAGTTGAGCCGTACAGAGCGAATGTATTTAGACAAGATACACTTAGTGGAGCGTTCGTCTATAAGAATAGGTTCTTGAAAGAAAAGCTTGCTGAGTTGGACATGGATGATGATGACACATGGGCATCCATCATCAGCAATGAAGGATCTGTACAGCACCTAGATATTCCTGAGCAATTGAAGGAAGTGTTTAAGACTGCTATGGAAATTGATCAGCGTTGGTTGGTTGAACTTGCAGCAGATCGTCAGAAATATATTGATCAAGGGCAGAGCATTAACCTATTCTTTCCTGCTAATGTATCCATTAAATATCTGCATGCCATTCACTTCCTTGCTTGGAAGAGTGGGCTAAAAAGCTTATACTATCTTCGCTCAGAGAAGGTAAGAAAAGCAGATAAGGTGGGCGCTCAAATCAAACGTCAAAAGATTGAAGATGATATTGATTTGAAGCAGGTAGCAGAGGGCGAAACTTGTTTGGCCTGTGAGTAAAAAGCTTTTATATTGGGGAATGCGGGTGGTCGAAATGGTCACTTGCATTCACATCATTGCAAACACTTGGAGACATTGGTAATGGTAAAGACTAAAGAAGATATTACGCAAGAGCGCACAACATTTAAACCCTTTAAATATCCTTGGGCATATGATGCTTGGCTGCAGCATGAGCAAAGTCATTGGCTTCATACAGAAGTTTCTATGTCTGAGGATGTTAAAGACTATAAGAAGCTAAGTAAAGAAGAGCAAGAGTTTTTAACAAAGATATTACGCTTCTTTGTACAGGGTGACTTAGACATTGGCAGTGGTTATCATGACCATTACATTCCAATATTTAAACAGCCGGAAGTAAGAATGATGATGAGTGGTTTTGCAAGCAGGGAAGCCCTGCATGTAGCCGCCTATGCTCACCTCATTGAAACATTAGGCTTACCTGAGTCTACATACAATGAGTTTCTCCAATATAAAGAAATGGTGGAGAAGCACGACTACATTAACAACTTGAATGAAGCACCAATGGCTGAGAAGATTGCTGCCATCTCTGCTTTTGGTGAAGGTATGCAGCTATTTTCTAGCTTTGTTATGTTGTTAAACTTTGCAAGGAATGGTAAACTTAAAGGGTTGGGCCAAATCATTGCTTGGTCTATTGTGGACGAAACTCAGCATGCTGAAGGCATGATTAAGGTGTATCGTGAATATGTTAAACATCACAAAGATGAGACAACTTCGGATCGTATTAAGGAAATTGCAGATCAAATGGTTGGTCTTGAAGATCAATTTGTGGATCTGGCATTTAGCATGGTTGAAGTCGAGAAGCTCACGAAAGAAGAAGTGAAACAGTATATACGATATATTGCAGATCGTAGACTCATCTCTATGGGGATGAAGGGAATCTATAAGATTAAGAAGAATCCTCTGCCGTGGGTAGATGGTATGCTTGGTGTTAGTCACACTAACTTCTTTGAACAACGTGTAACAGACTACAGCAAGGGCGCTCAAACAGGTACATGGGATGATGTATGGGGGAAAGCAGCATGATAGTTGTAGAATTTAGACAAGGCATTGGGCTTGATATTGAATATAATGAGAACATATGCCACATCATTGACGATGGTGGACCTTATGATAAACTATTTTCCTATTGCGGTATATTAATTAAACTTCCCTTCATTAGTATTTACATGGGTGAGTTTGATGAGATAGGAAAGATGGTTAGAACTAATGATTGAAATTGTTGTAACACCCACTATGCTTGTAGAAGCTAGAGATAAAGCTGTAGAGATGGGAAGACTTCACAACTCCATTATGAATGGGGCTGGTAATATTGCTGGATTTATTGGTGAAGCTATAGCTCAGCAAGTGTTGGGCGGTAAACTAGATAACACCTATGACTATGACTTAGTTTTAGACAGCGGTAAAACAGTGGATGTTAAGACCAAGCAGACTAGTGTTAAACCCTTGGATACATATGACTGTTCCATTGCTGCCCTGAATACAAAGCAAAAGTGTGACTACTATTGCTTTGTTAGGGTGAAGAACAACTTCTCTGTTGGTTGGTATTTAGGAGTGTATGACAAGCAGCAATATATGGAAGATGCTGTGTTCATGAAGAAGGGACAAGTAGATGATAGCAATGGATACACAGTGAAGAGTGACTGCTATAATCTAAAGATTTCTATGTTGAAAGAGAAACCATGAATTATAAACCAGAGCGTTCTGCTCCACTACGCATTCAATTTGAACAGGGCTATAAAGCCTTTAGACATGGGTGGATTGTAAATCAATATGATCCAGTGTCAGTGGCTGGTAAAGAATGGCAGCGGGGCTTTGACAGGGCTTACTTTGATAACATGGAAAGATATCTCTAACATTTAAAATGTTAGTTTCTACGGCTAGCTAAGCCTCCCTTAGCTAAGCCGATCTTTTTCTTAGTTTCTTTATCTCTGTAGGTTCCACCTACCAAGTCTCTAATAGCATCTACTGCTTTAGTTTCTTCTTTAACAGCAGTAGACATTTCAGTATTAGTAGTAGCAGAACCAATATCGTTCTTTTGTAGTAACTTAAACTGTTGCTGTAAAACTTTTAGTGCCTCAGCTTTGTCTTTGCTTCCTACTTTTTCCAAAGTGGAAACAACCTCAGGTATAAAATTAGTTAAATCAAAACTTCTTACAAGATTGGACCTAGCAATTCTGTTAAGTCTGGAAGCTGTTGATTGATTACTAGTTATAATAGCTTTCAATCCTGCTTCACTTGCAGCTTTACCACCAGTTTCTCTAAACTCATTTCTAATTAGGCCACGAATAAGACGATAGGCTTTTAAGGCTTGTACTTCTTCACTACCTAAACCACCCTCTTTAATAGGCTTCAAAGATTCTGGAGATAAGAAACTTCTCTTAAGCTCTTGAAGTCTATCCAAAGAGTTATTAAAGATATTTTCTTGTTGTATATATAAAGGAGTTTTCTTCTCTGTCTCATATATGTTTCTAGAGATAGCAAGCTTTTCACTTTCTGTGAAAGCATCCTCAGACTCACGCATACCAATAGATCGTGGAAGTCCTAATGGACGAGCCACTGTAGGAGAACCAGTGATAGATCTTGCAATGATGTTCATATCACCCATATCCTCTATTCCTACTTTCTTCTTATATTGATCTCTAGACATGTTGATTCGTCTAAATTCATAATCAGCATATGGAATAGATGTTTGAACAATGTTCTCAGGATTTGTTCCACCGAAGCTTGAGTTGGCATAGTTGAAACGAGCATCAGAAGTAAAAGAAGTTGCTCCCACATTTAACTCTTGCTGTCTAGCTTGCTCAGCAGGGAGAGTCTGGGGGTCAAAGAAACCTTTAGTTGCTCTCTCTTCTGCGTTATATGGTGTACCATGATAGAGCACCTTAGGAGGCCTGTCTTTATATTTCTCCCTGAGATTGTTCAGTTTCTCTTGTAAAGGCATAGAGAAAGAAACAAAATCTTCTACGGCTTTTGGATCATTAACATCCACTTCTTTACCTTTAGCTGCTCTGTATTCACCCTGAGCTACAGCAATAACATCATCCTCAATCTTCCCTGCCACATTAGGCATCTCAATCAGCTTATCAAAAGAATCTGTCCTCATTTGCTTAATGGCAGTTAATGTATTCTGTCTAACTTCAAAATCTGAAATGATGTCTGAATCTCTGCTGAAGCCATATTTAGCTTTATTTAAATCAGACTCAGCTATGCCTTTCATATAAGGAGACATAGGAGCAGCAGCCTCCATAGGAAGCTCTGTCTTAATCTCTGGAACCACTTCTGCTTCCACCTTAGGTGGCGGTGTGAATGTAGATTCAGCTTCTGTTACTAGCTTCTCCATCTCAACATCAACTGGCTTAGGCTCAGACACAGCAGGACCATACTTGTTCTTAACATATGGTGTTTTAGCTAATGCTGTAGCTGCACTTTCTTTAACTGCAGCAACTTCTGGTTTAGCAAGTGCCTTAGCAGTTTGTTCAATAGCAGGAGCTATAGAATATTTAGCTACGAGTTCACTAGCAGATGAGACTCCCTTTTTAAGTCCAGCCTCTATTGTTTCCCCAACAATCTTTTTAGCTAGTAAACCACCAAGTGCCATCTTAACTACACCACCATAGGCATAGCCCGGTAAAGCCCTCATAGCTTCAGCATAGGCCAGTGCAGTTGCATAGTCTTTAGTGGTGGCTAAGTCTTTACCTTGTTGTTGTTTGTATGTCTCAGTGACAACACGCTTAAGCTCAGGAGCTAGTTTAGAATATTGTACTTCGTACAGGCGAGGCTGCTTACCAACAGCATAAGCTGCTGCTTCATCTTTATTTGTAGCAATTTCTTTAGCTGTATTCTGCGCCCATCCAATCAAATTCTGTAGAGCTACCTTCTGTAGGTCTTGGCTGCCTTCTGCATAGAAGCTTGTCTTCTTAAGATTATCAAACTGCTCAACAACCAAAGGAGCCATGATCTTACGAGCATCAGCATCTACAATCTTATCGCCAGTGCTAGTAAAGATTTTATTGTTAGGTACTTTTAGTCTAACAACTTCTTCTTCAAGAACAGAAGGTACACCCTTAATAGCAATACCAGATAACATCTTCAATGGTCCATTGTCATTAAAAGTTGCTGTCTCTCTTAGTGGTGGTTGATAAACTGGAAGCTCTTGTTTCAAGATAGGAGTACGCTTCATCAACTGTTGTTTAGCTGAAGATAAGAAACCTTCTTCACCTGCTGGAATTTGATAAGCATCTCTAGGCAATGTCTCATTACGATCTATTGCGCCAATAATGTCACTTACCTGTTGAATAGGAACAAGTGCTCTACCTAAGTATTCACCAACCCACTCACCAAAGAATGTACTAACTTTGTTTGAGGCTGTGTCTTCACCAGTGGCAGCATTGGCCTGTGCTTCAGCAAACTTATCACCAAGCCATGAGTATGTACCTGCTGGTGCTTTGAAGCCTGTCATTGCTTCCAAGAACTCTTTAGATTTAAATTCGTCTGTTCTACCATTCTCAAACTTAACTAAGTAATCACCAGCGGCAGCAAAAGGCGCCCAAGGAAATAGTGCTCTTATATCTACAAGAGAACCATCAGGACTTTTCTTTTCATACCATGCTGTATCTTGATTTTCTTTTCTATCTTTATAAGCAGCATACAAAGCAGCAGTGCCTACAGCACCTTTAGAGAAGTTCTCTAAACCTAAAGTAAGTTGTTTAGTTCCTAAGTCATCGCCTTTAGCTATTTTAGTTAAGCCAGCAGCAATGTCTGTGCTGCCGGATAACACACCAGTAGGCATGTGCTTATATGTCCAATCCATAGCATTAGCCATGAAGCGAGGAAAAGGAATCACTGTAGATCCAACAGGGCCAAGTTCTTCTACAAATTTTACAGCGTGGAACATTGGTCCTTTGGTGGGCATCTTACTGAATGTGCCGCTAAGAGCTTCATTAACAGCATTCTGTAACACATCAAACGGCACTTGCTTACCTTGATTGATTACATCATACATGTCAATACCTACACGGCTTAGCTGTTTCTCCACTGAGGAAGTGAACATAGCCTTACGGAAGAAAGCGTCCTGTGCTACGTTAAATGTGTTAGCAATCTGTGCTGCTTTAGACAAATCATTAGGACCAGCTTCACCCGTTGTCTTAACCATCTTTCTATATAAAGCAGGAGTACCACCTAATAATTTTTCTGTTACATCTGCAGATAAATCTCTTTGACCTAAGTAGAAAGCAGAGCGAACAGCATCATCATAGACACCCTTCAAACCACCAGTAAAACTGCCTGTAACTGGCTTACCAGTAGCTAGCTCACCCGCTGTCTTACCAATACGATATAGAGAAGATTCAATGGCTTCTGCTGCTGTACCAAAAGTGATGACAGAGATGCCAGAGAATGCATTACGAATAGTAGTAGATAGTTGAGACACCATCAAGGCTTTCAACTCTCTATCAAGACGCATACCAAAGTCTTTGATACCAGTGAAAGCTGAAGTGATAGCACTTCTATCACCATACATCTTATTCAATTCAGACGCAGCAGCAGGATCAATGTTCTTTAGTTTATTTTGAAGTCGAGCAACTACAGACAAGCTTTGTAAAGAACGAGCAGCATCACCTGCTGAAGTTCTAAACATCTTAGCAAACTCATCTGGTGTTACATCAGCAGAGGCTAATGCTCTTTCAAATACAATGTCATCAAATGTATCTACAGATTCTAGTGTACGCTTAATGGCATCAGACACTTTTTCTGTAGCCTTAGGAGCAAGCTCAGGCATTTGATCCCAAATGTCTTGAGCAATGAGTGTAACTCTTTTATTAAGATCTGTTCTAACTTCCATCTGTGCTACAGATGTTGGTTTACCTTGAGCATCAAGAAGCTTACGTCCTTCGTAAATATCATAAGCATCTTCTAATGATTTCTCTGTAGCAGTCTTAGGTGTTATTTCTACTTTAGGTGGCGCTGTCTTAATCTCGCCTATTGCTGGTTTTTTAGAAGCAAGTACATCATCTAGGCGTAGTGATTTAGTTCCTGTACCTTTAATAAGAGGAAGAACACCTAATACTTCTCCTGCTGCCCCCAAAGTACCAGCTAATACTACTTCTCCCCCTCTAACACCTTCTTTAAGTCTTTGCTCCAGTGTTTTAATATATTCTTGTTGCTGAACTTTTCCTTCATCAGTAAGTGTAGATGGATCAATAGCTTTAGTTTTATTTAGTTCAGCCTGAACAACATTAAGATCTATCTTTTGTCCCATTACATTTTGAGTAGCAGTACCAACAAAACCAGCAGCAGGAGTAGCAGTAGCTAGAGCAGCTCCCCTAGCAGAAGTAAGTGCTGCTTTAGTTCCCTGTTCTGTTATTACTTTTGTTAGTGGAGAAGCAACAAGCTTACCAACACCCAGTGTTAAGGCTGTGGTTGGGCTACTAACAAAGCTAGAGATAACATCCATTACAGGACGGAAACCTTTTTGTCCCCTATTCTTTTCATCAAATACACCAGCAGTGTTCTTAAATAAGTCATAAGCTGCACCAGCTTTTAAGATGTCTTCTTGCTTAGCATTGTTTAAATATTGCAGTTCTCCTACACTATTCCATTCATTACCAGTGTCTAACATACGCATATGCGTAGCAAAGCGATTGACAAAGTCTTGCTTTGTTTCACCTGCTAGAAGAACACCTTCTTTACCAAACCTAGCAGCAGCATAGTCTTGGATGGTTTTAAAATTCTTATCATCTTTCCACAAAGCATCAAAAGGAATCTTCTGTGCTTCTTCTTCTCTAATCTTTGCTGCTCTTTCTTTAAGAATTTTAGCACTCTGAGGAGGTGTAAGGAAAGCAGGTTTAGTTAAATCTTCTGAAGGCTTCTGTGGTGTAGCAGCCAACGGCTGTGCTGTGTCTGTAAAGACAATAGACGGTTTGCTTGGTGTATCAGTAAACTTAATTGTGGATGAGGAAGATTGCTCTTCGTCATCTAAAAATTTGATAGCCATTATTATTTAACCTCTGCTGGTCGTCCGTTGATTGTAATTTTAGTACCTCTAGGTAGGTTAGCGTCTTCAGCTTCTTGTACAGATTTGAAATCTCTAACAGGAGCTGCTTGGGCTGCTGGCTTAGGTTGTGGAGCCGTAGGACCACCACGGGTAGATGTAGGAGCAGCAGCGGGGGTTACTGGAGGAGTGACAGGAGCAGGTGTAACATTTATCAATACAGTTTCAGGAGTGGCTTTAATAGCTCTACCATCTTGATCAAATGTAACACCAATAGATACCAGAGCATTCCTAGAAGTAACTGACTTAGGCTTACCATCTGGTGTAGTAAATTCAGTGATGATGGCATTACGAGACTGAGCATAAGCTGTCTTCATCTGGGTGTCAGCAATTCCCTTAGGAGTGATAGTAATGTTACCCTGCATATCTGTAGAAGTAACAAACTTACCCGGAACTAATGACTCAAGTGTGGACGCAAATCCTCTAGAAGCAACAGTGATAAGGTTGGCCTGTGTGACCTTCTCTTCGTTAGTCTCTTTAGGATTAGACATAAGCTTGATACGCTGTTGAACAAGTGTAGCAGCAAGTGCTCTTTCTTGAGCTGTCTTAGTTGGATCTTGTGCTTGATTAACCAAATCACTTCTAATATCTTCTTCAGTTTTCTTATGACCAAGATCTGTAGCTTGCTTAGTAATTTTAATCTTAGCTAGTGTGTCTGTAGCAGCCTGTTTTTCCTCTGGTGTTTTAGCATTCAATGCTTTAACTTGAGCATCACTTTCAATTTGCTCAAATGTTTTACTCTTAGCAAGTTGACTATAGTCCATTTCACCCATCATGTTGGGAGGACGCTTAGTGGTAAAGTCTTGATATCCAATCAATTGTTCTACAGTCATACCATATTTAGCAGCAGCCTTCTGAGCCTGTGTATAGCCATTACCAGCCACAAGCTGATCAACTAAACCACCACCCTTAGCAGCAGTATTAAACAATTCTTTAGTCTTATCTGTAGCTGCTGCTTGAACTTTAAATAACTCATCCATATAATCAGCAGCTTTGACACCAGTAGGAGCTGAAGTTGCAGCTTTAAAGAAGCTTGGTGTAAGACGAGAAGACAGTTCTGGATCATCACGCAAGCGCTTAACAATATCTTTAGCCATTTCTGGATTACTAGCTAGTGTAATGAGCTGTTGATCATTAAACTTGTTACCATCTTTAAACACAAAAGAACCAAGCTCACTTACAGTGGCTCTATATTCTTCTTTCTGTTTATTAATTTCTTTCTTCTTCTCTTGAACATTGTGATACATATTAGTAATACTGGCTGCAGCAGCAACAGATTGTTCCTCTTCCTTCTTAGCAATTTGCTCAGACAATCCTTTAGCAAATCCACCAGCAAAACTTCCAAACCATGCCGCCATTATTTTTCTCCTCTTGCCATTAAGCCCTTAGCTAAAGGCTTTTCTTGCCCTGCCATTGGAACTTCTGTATTAGTCTTTTTCATGTCATCAATTAGTTCTTTAATAACTCTAGGATCAACTGTGTCTTTCTTAATCTTATCGGCAGTAGAGACAACATAAGAAACATCATTAAGCTCGGCAATGGTTTTAATCATCTCTACCAATATAGGAGTCACTAAGAATCCCACATCAACATAGTGATAGCCCTGCATGAGGGCGCTCTTAGTTAGAGTATTAACAATAGTAAGAATTGGTATGTCTCTCTTCACTAATTCTAATAAGTCCAGCATAATTTCTGGATCGCTCATCTTATTTGAATAGAATTTAACAACCTCATCTAGCGTTGTATATTGTGGTGGTTGCTCCCACGGCACATTACCCGGCTCAACTGTTAATGATTGACCGGGAATAGGTGCTGATAGAAACATACTAGGATTTGCCATTTAATATCTCCATCTTTTGTTTACGAATGGCTGCAATGTATCCAGCAACTTGATTGTATACATCGTTGCTTTCTTCTTGTTTCTTATCTTGCATAGCTCCTTTAGCTACCAATCCTTTAGATGGTTGTGTCTTTTTAGCAGCAAGCTTTTCATCTGCCATATCACTAACCTTGCTATAAAACTTATCAAAATTTTTCATCATTAGTTTCCAAATATCCAGTCAATTGCCCTAGTAATTAAGTTTCCACCAGAATCACTGCCAACAACTCTTGAAACTACATTACCAACAGCAGCAGCATTACCAGCTTCAATTGTAGCCTTAGCAATGGCTAGTTGTCCATCTCTAGCAATCTCTGAGGCAGCAAGTGTTGTAGATCTGTTAGCATCATTCTCAGAAGACTGCCAAGCATGAGCAACATCATCACGATACATCTGAACATTGTTGTTATATTCAGCTAAAGTTACTTGCTGTGTTAGCTGAGCATTAGCCATGTTAGCAGCATTGGTAGCCGCTGTGTTAGCAGTGGAGATTTCTCTTTGCCATTGAGCATTAGCTTGATCAATAACCAAGCGCTGCTGTGCATTAAAAGTATCTCGCTGATTCTGTGATTCTGTATTAAACTTAGCTACAGAGTTTGTTTGGTCAGTGTTAAATTGACTCACTGCTGTTTTCTGTGATGCATTAAACTGACTAACTTGTGTAGTCATTGTTGCATTAAACTGAGTAACTTGATTCTCACTAGCAGCATTAAATTGCTTAGCAGCATTAGCAGAAGCTGTGTCTGATAACAATGCTTGTGTTGTTGCTTGAGCTTTAAACAATACAGCTTGTTGCTCATTGTCTAAGTTCTTCATGTCTATAGCCAAGAACGCTTGAGCATTAACAACAGCAGCTTGCTGTCTAGCATTAAGGTTTGCTGTATCCATAGCAGCATAAGTGGCTGCATTAGCAATGGTGGCTGCTTGTGAAGCAGACAACTCAGCCATACCAACAGACTTTAACAACTCACTATTATGCAGCTTAGCTTGTTGTTCTGCAGTGAATGTTAAGTTGGTAGCTTGAGAAACCTTATCAGCATTTAACACAGCAGCTTGCTGTCTATTATCTAATACTTTACCCTGTAAGGCAGCTTCAATCTGAGCATTAGCCAAAGCAACTTGCTGTCTGTTAGATGTATTAGCCATATCAACTTGAACTTGCATAGCACTGTTGTGCAAAGCAGCCTGTTGAACATTGTTTAAATTAATGTTAGCTTGTTCTGCATATCTAGCAGCATTAACCACAGCAGCTTGTTGTTCATTGCTTAGGTTTTGTCCTTGCAACGATGCTCTAATTTGTGTGTTAGCCAACATTGTTTGTTGCATGTTGGACAAGTTCTGGCTCTGAAGTTGAAAAGAACTAGTAGCATTCTGCAACCTAGCTTGTTGTTCATTACTTAGATTCTGTAATGATAAGCCTTGTTGAGCAGCAGCATTTGTCAAAGCCACTTGTTGTCTATTGTTTAAGTTCTGCAAACCCATTGTTGCAAATGTTTGTGCATCTTGTGCTGCAATAGGCAGAGCAGATTCCATAGCTGCTTGGAAGATGGCGGTAGAAGCCATAGAACTATTGCCCAAGCCCCTTGATGCCATCACAGCATTAGCAGCCCGCATAGCACCAGCAGCCCAAGCAGGGGTAGCTCCATCATCAAAGCTTTTCATCAACTCTGTTAATTGACCCTGCACTGTAGCTTGAGCAGACACATCTCCCTGAGCAGCAGCAGCTAATGTACCATCATCCACAGTGAATTTATCTAAACGAGCAGCAACAACTGTAGCGTCTGGAGCAAGACCTGCTGCTGTAATGGCTGTTGCTTGTGCCATATCCTTCTCAGCAATCTGAGCAGCTTTAACAAGCTGGTTCTCTTGCACAACACCCTGTGCTGCTGTAACTGCTGTTGGTGCTGCAGTTTGAGCAGCAGCCGCTTTAACAGCCGTAGCATCTGTGACGGGAGTAATCATTTCCCCTGCTACAACCTCACGCTTAGCTGCCTCAACGGGAGCTATATATTCTTTGCCTACTTTTTGAGCAGCAGCTACAGCTTCCTTAGACACTTGTCCTTGTGCTGCTGTAACTTGAGCTTCTTTAGCCACTTCGCCAGTAGCACCAGTGACACCAGCCAAGGCAGCACCAACAGCAGGAGCTGCCTTAGTAGCATCATATGTTGCGGCCTGTCCTGCTTGAGCAGCAGTGGCTTGTCCTGCTGTAGCGGTAGCAGCACCAGTAACTTGAGTGGCTTGTGCTCCAGCTCTTGGAGTTACACTAATGTTTTGTTCTGGGGTTGCTGCAATTTGAGCAGCATATACTTGAGAAGGAGCACCAACAAGAGGCTTACCAAACTCATCTGTATTGCCTTGAGCAGGAAACTCAGGGGGAGGAGGAGGTAATGTTGGACGATCATTAATTACAGTATTTCCATCCTCATCAATGATACGATCACCAATAGGGGGGCGAACAGCCCCTACAGCACCACCTTCAGCATACTTAACAAATCCACCCTTAGCCATACGTTCAACAAACTTGTTTGTAATGGCAGCATATTTAGCTTCTAAAGAAGGAGAAGATGCAATGAACTCATCAAAGCCCTGCATAGGACCATCATAGCCAAGCTTCCTAGCTATGATTTCCTTTTGTTGTGCTGTAAAATCTTTCATACTTTTCTTGGTTTCTCTATTGCTTCAGTCAAATAAGCAAGCATATCTCTGTTATCTCTGAGCAGTGCTATCACTCCTACAGTTACACAATACACTTGTCTCTCTGACATTTTTAATTGGAAGCAGTCGTCTATAGCGTGAATACATTCATGTAACAATGTATCTACAGCCGCCAAGGGGTGCTGACCAGACTTAATTTTAATTGAATAGTCTTCATAACTATACTCACCTAGTTGGCTAGGAAACTCCTCTACCAACTTTATAGGTATCTCTCTTCCAATAATACTAAGAGAAGAAGGTAACATTATATATCTTGCCTCTTGTCATACCACAAATATTAACATCAGTCAATACTACATTAAGGCACATTCAGCTTTTCTTCTTTTGTCAAGACCAGCTAATACCTTACCGCCACCCTTGTTCCATTTAAGAAGTTCTTCTTTAGCCTCTTCCCAATTCTCTGCCACTATCTTTCGTCTAAGTGTAGAAGACTGTAATCTACCCACACCTAAATTATAACAAAAGTCTACAATGGCATTCAATCTTTTTTCATGTGCTGCTAAGTTGGGACACAACCTAAGAGCACCGGGAAGATATGTATGTTGCAACTCACTCAATAACAAAGCAGAAGCCTCTGTCTCACTGATTGGTGTGTCCTGTAGAGTCACCTTAGTACCATTAGCATAGTAGGTGGAGCCATATCCTATCGTTGCTACACCAGCAGGACAGAGATATGGCTTGCTTCTAAAGCCCTCAAACTTCTTGCAGAGATCTGCTGCAATGTCTAAGTTCATAGCCCACGCTTGGACAATGTACGATCAAGGAACCAGTAGTTGATAGTACCTGCTAACAAGGCTGAGAAGTCTGGTGTCATCATGGTTTTAAATACATCAGTAGCTAATGCACCACCAAGCCATGCGTTGTATGCAAACCACACATGAATAAAGCTCCAAACAAACAATACCCAGTAAGTTACTACAGGACGCACAGAAGCAGATAGACTAGCTACCCATCCACCAGCAGCTTTAACCATCTCTGCTTGCTGTGTGATGGCATTGTTGAAGGCATCCATAACACCTACATCAATAGCTGCTTCTCTTTGAGCACCAATTTCTGCTAGCTTTTGTTGACCACGCTGAGCTTCTAAGTCACATTGAAACTTAAACATATTAAGCTCATGTTCACGCTCATTCTTCTTGTCCATCCATTTCAACACTTCAGGAGCCATCCGAAAGATACCACCAAAGATGCTGCCTAATAAACCACCACTCAACATTTCTAACATGATATTCTCTTACTTCAACTGTTTAAGTTTATAAAGAGTGCTTAAGAATAAAGCAACTGACTCATCAATTAAGTTTTGAATAGCTGTATCTTCTTGAGGAACAGCCGTATATCTAATGCTTTCAATATAATCAAGAAGTTCTTGAAGAACTTCAATGATAGAACCAGTGTAATCATTAGGGACAAAAGGAATATCAATGATTCCATTCCTACCTTGATATGCTTCAGTGATGCTATCGGCAGTTTCAATAATATTATCGTAGAAATTCTGTAATGCCATGTGCTGAGAAAAACTAGTTGTCTTTAAGTGTTCTCTATGAGTAATCTCTCTGCTCAAAAACAGTGTACCAATTAGTTCACCAATAGAACCATTAGTTTCTTTAATAGTTCCACGAGGTGAAACCAAGCCTTTATTCATCATTTTTATCTCCTTTAGAACAATGATTGATATGGTCATCATCATGGGACAGTTTAACACCTGCTAATAGTCCAATAAATCCACCGATAATAGTTTGAAAAGCAGGGCTTATCAATTTAAATATTTCTGCATTATCTACTTCTTTTGCCCATAAGCCCAATACAAATGCAGTTACCATAGCTAACACAGAAATACATAATGTAAAGCTAACCATGAAGGTTACATAGAATGTCAATTTACTTTTTACATCTTCCATTTAAGTCTCCTATATGTACACATCAAGTTTACGATTTGTAAATATCTCAAGACTCAGTTGGTTTCGTTCTGCTTTCTTAACGTACAACTCAAACTCAAGATCATCAATTTTATCCTTCACCTTCTTCATCTTCAAGGCTTGCTTATATTCTTCCGTCATACGCTCAGCCCTTCGCTCAAGCGCATCTGTCCTGTTTGGATAGCTCTCTGGCTGTACCATTGGATACCACTTATGTATTGGAGGGATCATTTCTTTTCCCTTTCAATTGCCATATTATAAGCACGAACAACTTTGCTTCTTATTTCTACGCTGTCTGCTGTTCCCGCCCACTCAGGCAAGTTGTTCCAAATAACAACCATGTCTTTACTAGAACAAAAACTTTCATGGTTAGTTAACCACGCAGACATTTGTTGATGCCGTTCTAAAGGATTATGAATAGTGTAAGCTATACCATAAAACTGTTGAACACTACATTTGTCCTCTGCTGCTGAAACAAGTAAGCTCACTATCAACAGTGCAGCCGCCACCCATTTCATTATTGATGTAGTTTATTTTCTATCGCAAGCCAAACAGCACCGAAGAAAGCACCAATGATTAGTATAGGCTTTACAGCTTTAGCTAGCCATTCAAGCACAGTGAAAGCTCCGGCAGCAGCATTGAATGCTGTAACCACTACTTGTGTGTTCTTGTCTAAGTTATCTACCTTAGCCTCAACAGCACACAAGCGCTCATATATCTGTGCGTGTGTTACTTCTTCAGCCATGATTATGCTGATGCTGTACGCAGGGGTGTCAGGTCTTCTGTTGTCCAGAAGTCTTTAGCCAACATGATTTTGAGGTGCTCTTTGTTACGAGCAACAGTATCAGCCCAGTCTTCGTCAGACATACCTTCAGGTTGTCCTGCGTTAATCAGGTTGACGGAATCCATTGCGGCACTGTAGTGCTTTGCAATTTCTTCTGCGGTGGGGGTTTGTGTTTCAATAGTCATGATTTTCCTTTCAGTGAGTTAAAGTGCGGCAATTACAAATGCCAAGAGTTCTTCGTAGCGAATACCAAGTCGGGTTTTTGATACGGCGTTTGGCGTTTCTGCGGTGTAAAAACCATCATTGTTTCGTGGCTCTCCATCGACTTCATACCAAGTATCAGAACACCACAATGCGTAACGTGTTGCATCCAAGCCGTGTTTTGCAAATGCTTCTTGAACATCTTGAGCAACTACACCAATGTGGATACGAGCACCATCACCTTTTTCTGCCACGGCAGATTTCCAGCGGAATGACTTAAACAAGCCTTTAATTTCTTGGGCAACCGCCAATTCAGCCGCAGATAAATCTTGAATGTCTTGCTTTTCGTTTCTGTCTGATGTATTAATTACAGGATTAGATGCATACAAAGTATTCCATCTAAGTGAAGCCAAGCCTAAATTTAAAGTATTGTCTGGGCTTGGATAAAGGCGGTCAGTGTCCCAGCCATACCTAACGCTAGGGCTACCTGAAATATTTGGATACAAAAATCCAGTTGCATTTCCATCGTGGTAATAACGAACATATCCATCACCATCAGATATTGCAATTCTGCTGTTTGCTGTGCGAATATCTATTCCGTTTTGGTTGCCCGAAAAGCGACCAAGGATGGTATTTTTAGTTCCTGTTGATATAAGGTATCCAGAGTTGTTACCAAAGAAAGTGTTGTACCCACCAGTTGTGTTATAGCCAGAATACAATCCTACATAAGTATTTACGCCATTAGTTGTACTCGAATACCCTGCAAAAGTACCAACAAATACGTTTTCTTGACCTGTTGTATTATTGTATCCCGCTTGATATCCAACAGCTGTGTTGTAAAGCGCTGTGGTGTTGTACGCTAACGCACCGCCACCAAATGCGGCATTATATGAACCAGTTGTGTTATATCGCAATGCGGAATATACGCTGTACGAAGTACCGAATGCGACATTTTCAGAGCCTGTGGTGTTGGCATACATGACTGCACGACCAAAAGCAGAATTGCCATTTCCTGTCGTGTTGGAATACAAAGCGTTTTGTCCAAAAGCCTCAATAAAACTTCCAGTTGTATTACTATACGCCGCTTGAAAACCTACAGCAGTGTTGTTAGATGCTGTGGTGTTTTGCGCTAATGCAGAAATTCCCAGTGCAGTGTTGTATGAACCAGTTGTATTATTTTGCATTGTTGCAAGATTGGTTCCGGGAATTGAACCCCCAACGGCAACGTTCTGTGCGCCTGTTGTATTACCATATAAAACGGTATAACCTACAGCAGTATTGTTAGATGCTGTGTTGACTTTTAAAGCCTGTGAACCAACCGCAGTTGAATACTGGAAGTTATTGCCAGCAGAACTGTACAGAGCTTGGTATCCAACAGCTACGTTGTCGTATGTACCAGCTTGTGGGTAAAACAATGCTTGATAGCCAATAGCAGTGTTGTTGTTGCCTGAACTACTACCGTTTGTATAAGCGGCTTGGTAACCAACAGCGGTGTTGTTTGATCCTGCTGTGTTGGAACCAAGTGCTGATTGACCAACCGCTACGTTTTGGGAGCCTGTGGTGTTGGCTAACATGGCGGTATAACCAAATGCAGAGTTGTTACCGCCTGTTGTATTTCCTTGGAGTGCGGCTTGTCCAAAAGCCTCATTCAAAGCGCCAGTTGTATTGTATTTAAGGGCATATTGACCAACAGCCGTGTTTTGTACGCCTGTTGTGTTTGTATATGCCGCTTGATAACCGACTGCGGTGTTGCCTGATGCTGTGGTGTTTGAATAGAGAGCGGTTGTTCCAAGTGCGGTATTTGAGTCACCAGTTGTGTTGCTATACCCCGCTTGAAATCCAATAGCAGTTAAATATGCGCCTGTTGTATTGCTAAAACCAGCACGATAACCTACCCCTGAATTTTGATTTGCTGATGTAGTAGCATACAAAGATTGATAACCTAATGCAGTGTTTTGTCCACCTGTTGTAATAGCTTGTAAAGTACTTTGACCTATGGCTGTGTTGGAATTACCTGTTGCTGTTCCATTTTGAGCATATGCTCCAGTACCAACTGCTGTATTCCCAGCACCTGTAGTATTTGTATATCCCGATTGATATCCAATAAATGTATTTGTGGCTGTTGTATTGCTATACCCTGCTTGAAAACCTACTATTGTACTGTTAGCCCCTGTGGTGTTTGTGTAAGCCGACTGATATCCCACAGCAGTGTTTCCAGATGCTGTGGTGTTTGCAACTAAGGCTTGCATACCCACTGCTGTGTTATACCCACCTGTAGTATTGCTATAAAGCGCACTTACACCGCTGGCAGTATTTCTTACGCCAGTAGAATTAGTATAAAGAGCCGCACCGCCAGTTGCTGTATTGTATTCACCTGTGGTATTGCTATATCCCGCCTGATAACCTACAGCAGTGTTGTTTGCGCCACTTAGATTGCTATACTGAGCTTGATAACCAACGGATACATTATTACTTCCGCCCGTGCCTCCTGAAGCGTATTGAGCTTGATAGCCAATACCCACGTTAGAGCCGCCGACAGATACTAAATAACCAGCCTGATAACCCAACCAAGAGTTTGAGCCATTGCTTGAGCCCGCCGCATAGTAACCTGATTGATAACCTATGGCGGTGCTGTAGGATGCTGTAGTGTTAGATTGCAATGAACCTGAACCAACAGCAGTATTAGATGCTCCTGTGGTTGTGTTGTAAGAAGAATATGCGCCAATAGCGGTATTGTCATTGGAAGTAGTAGATAACACTAATGCAAATCTACCAATTGCAGTATTTCTTGTTCCCGTAGTATTGGTTTGCAAAGAGCCTGCACCAACAGAAGTATTTTCTGCGCCCGTAGTCAATGA